TGTTATCCGTTCAACTTTGTCCATGATGAAATTATCTGGGAGTGTCCTGATGATAAGTTTATTAATGATCGTGTTGCTTATGTCGATAAAACTATGGTGGATGAAATGGAAAAGATCACACCGGACGTAATTGCACGAACAGAATCAGTAGGTAGCGTTAATTCCGGTATATTAAGCGGAGGAAAGCAGGGGGGATTTACAACCAAAGTTTGGCTCACAAGCCGGGATATTGCTGTCAGGGATTCCCATAAAATAGATGGCCAGCGTATTTTTATAAATGAAAACTTTAGAGTTTTGAGCGGATATACAGGATTGTCGTCAGCTTATCCGAGCGATTTCAATGAACGTTGTTCAGTTTTAATGTCTAACAAACCACCTAATATTTAGAAAGGGAATAAATATGCCATTATTAAATTTAGCATTGCGCGTGTTATTGGTAATTATAATTGTAGGTGTAGCTAAAACGCTTTTGCCTCTTTTGCTTCCAATTGTTCTACCCGAAGTTGTTTGGTGGTTACTTTCTGGTGTAGTTTTATTTATAGCTTCGTGGATTTCGCATGGAGTGGGATTTGATATTCTTCCCTGGATTCCCTAATGAAGGAAGAAAACGGTAAAACGTTCAAGTTGTTTTTGATATTTATCGGTGGGTTAATTTCTTTCACGTTGGGTAGTATAATTGCTTTCAAAATTATTACAAATACGCCGGAACCACCTACACAAGTTACGGAGTTTTTCACCGTCGTTATTATTTTAATGTCAGTAGTGTATTTAGGTAAAGAGAAAGTTTTAAATAATGAAACAGTTGCCGCGCTGCTTGGATTAATTGGCGGCCATGTATTGGGGAGTTAATACAAAAGGATTTAAATTGAATACGAGAGGGTTAAATATAAAGGTAATTGCATTTATGAGCCTGTTTATCATTTTTCTCGTTTACGTGTTTATATCTTGCGTATCGCCCATCGCTGCACAGCCTTCCGACAGTATTCATAATTGGCCTGTGTCGGTTAGAGAATTATCCGGGAATATTGAATTTTCCGGCACTGTGAAGTTTGAAATCAAAGGCGACACAACGATTTTTACTCAAGCTATTGATATCAGTTATTATAATACAATATTACCGATTTATTCTTACTTCCAGGTGAGTGATCCGACGGCGGAAATGTTAGCTGGATTTGAAGGAACGTCTCACCCTGGAATTTTTGATTCAACCTTTTTTTCCGAGGTGGATATTTCACATTTTCAGGTATTGGTATCTAATCAAACTGAATCATTCTTATCAAATTATGAAGAGGGATGCCCAACATCAAACGTGGGTATATGTTTCAATCAAGCATTCGGGATGCAATATATTAGATTAAAATTTATCGGAACACCGGAGAACACAATAGGTGCGGAGGTGCGTTGGTCAATATTGATGCAAAAAAAAGCAAGGTCTAAAGAATCAAGAGCGTTTAGTATAAAAGACACAAAATCATAAAGGAGTTGGAATGAAGGTTTTTATATTAACAATATATATTTCTATATTTTGCGTTTTACCCTTGTCGGCACAATCTCCGGCTGATAGTATAAATAACTGGAAAGTTTCTGCAAATGAAGGACATTCTTTCGCGGAATTTTCTGGAATTGTGGAATTTGCTCAAGATTCATCGATTGACTTATTCACTCGCGCGATTGATATAAGTTCTTTCGATGTGACTGATCCTGTTTACGCCTATTATAATGCAGGCGGATCCGACACGGATGTTCTTATTTCGTTTCAAGGCAGCAGTGATCCCGGTTTATTTGATACTACTTTTTTTGCTGAGACCGAGACAACCGATTGGGTATCTTTATTAACCGCTGAGGATTTATCCGCCATAGTTAATTATCAAAAAGCATGTGTAAACGACACTATAAACTCCGCCTTTGGATGTTTTAATAAAGGATTTGGGCTGAAATGGATTCGACTAAAATTCGACGGCCAAATTACAACTAATTCAACTGCGGCAACGGTGCGGTGGAGTTTTATCCTACCTAAAAAATTAAATGCAAAGACGTCTGGGGCATTTGACATAAAAGACACAAGGCCATAAAGGAAAAATTATGGAAAACAAATTAAAATTCTGTCAATCAAATATAAAACAGATTGATGAGCAAAAGGGAATAATACCATTTACACTAACATCTTTCACGGTTGATAGGGATGGTGATGTAATATTCCCCACGGGTGCGGTTTTGGGTAATTTCAGAAAAAATCCAATCTCTTTATATATGCACAATGCCTGGGAGGTTCCCCCTGCAAAATTGCTTCCTGAAACAATTGTATCTAATGCTCAAGAAATGATCGGCGATGTTCAATTTGACATTGAAAATGATCCGTTTGGGGAATTCCTATTTAAAAAATATGTTAATGGCTTTCTGTCTGCCGGTTCAATCCGCTTCATACCTATCGAATTTGATATGCAAGTAGTGATTGAAGGTCAAACCGGTTTTGGGGTTAAGGTGTGGGAGCTTCTGGAATTTTCACTTGTTACTATTCCGTCTAATCCGGAAGCATTGAGGAAAGAATATAAAGACGGGAAAAGTGGGCTGTATGAATCTTACGAAAAACCATACTATTCAGCCATCGAAAAGTTTTACGAATATCACAATCGCGGACTGGATGTTGACAAACAGATATTTTCATATTGCAATGGCGAAGGGTGCAAGGATATTTCACGTGAAATAATTAAAGACACTGCTCAACAGCAAATCAATTCGGAAAATGGAACACCTGGAACACCTGGAACACCTGGAACACCTGGAACACCTGTTCCAAAAGAAACAATTAAAGATGAACAAAGTTTCTTGCAAGAGATGACACAATCATTAAAAAGTATAGAAAGCATTTTAAAAATGCTTGATATGCCAAAACCAGAAAACAAAGAAACAAAAGAGGAAGCTGTTAGCGATCAACAGTTTCTTGAGATGTTAGAGTCTCAATTAAATAGTAAAGATAAGAAAGGGGTTTAAAATGTCAGAAAAAACCCTTACGAAGAAACAAGCTGAAGAGCTTGCCAAAAGTTTTATGCAGTCACAAGAAATTGTACAGGAAGAAAAGGAAAAAGGCGCTAAGTCTACGGGTGATTTAGACGCTATTGCAATGGATAAGTTGGCGAAGGCGGTTGCCGCCGAAATGTTGGCTATTCAAGGCACGAATGAAAAGGAAGAACAAATAAAAGAGAAGAAAAACGCCGAGTTTAAAGTTGATGGTGACAATACGGTTCTAACAGATTATACAAAAATCCCGGAAGATTCTTCCATCGATATCAACACGCTATCCGGGAAGATGAAAATGTTTAATTCTGAAATTGATCAGTTCTTTCCAAAAAGAGATGCTGAATTAATAAAGAACTGGAAAGAGTTGAATGATCGGGTGCTATTGACAGCTAAAGCCCTTGCGGTTGCACGGAAAGACGATTATCGTATCATTATGCAAGGACTAAAGAGCTTTAAGGCAATGGGAAACCGGTGGAATAATGATTCGGAATTGCGTAAGGCGATTTCTACAGGTGGAGCCGCTGCCGGTGCTGAATGGGTGCCAACCGAAATGAGCTCCAATATCCTGGAACTGTTACAAATGGCATTAGCGGTTGCACCGTCTTTTAATCAAGTAGCAATGCCAACTGATCCTTTTACTCAACCGATTCAGGCCGGGTTTGCTGATTCGTTTCTTATCACCGAAGTTGCAACCGATGATCCGGCGGGTGATGGTTCTGCGAAAGTTACACCCACAGCTATACCAACCGGCAATTTCAATTATGCGACTGTTGGTATGGGTTCCAGGGTTCGCGTATCATATAACGCCACTGAGGACACTGTGGCGGCATCAATCCCTACTATTCAAAGGATGTTGGTTGATGGTATTGCTCGCGGTGTTGATAACGCTATTATGAACGGCGATACTACCGCTACACACATGGACTCCGACACAACCGCAGCCAACGACGTCAGGAAAGGCTTTGACGGTATTCGTATGATGGCCTTGAACGTGGATGGTGGAACGGTAGCAGGTGCAGGCGCAAAGGTCACACTTGACGGATTGGAAGAATTGAATTCCCTACTTGGTCAATATTCCGCACTGAATCAAAGAGATTTGGCCTACTACCCCGGCGCTAAAGTCTATACAAATATGAAATTCTCGACCGATCTTCAAGTATGGGCAGCAAATACTTTCGGCGCAGACCGGGCAACTATCCGAACGGGTGAATTATTGTTTATTCACGATGCCCCGGTTATACCTACCCAATTCGGTCGAGAAGATTTGAATGCCGCCGGTGTTCACGACGGAATAACGGTCAATCTGGCAACTTTGCCGCTTGTGTTCCGACCTGCTTTTAGTGTTGGTATTCGCCGAACGTTGTTACTTGAAACCGCGAGGGATATTGAACATCAACAAAATATTCTGGTTGGCTCTATCCGTATTGACTTCAAGAGCCATTGGGATACCACAAGCGCAACGTTTCCGTTTTTGTCAACTATCATAAACTTAGCTACCAGCTAAAAGGGAAACATGAAAACCAAGACATTGTACTATACAGGTAAAGGGAGCTATAGAGGCTTCCTTTACCCGGGCTCTAAAATTGTAATTCTTTCAAAGGGTGATTCGATAGAAGTTCCAAAGATGTATTTGGATTTGGTTCTAAAACAATGGCGTAATTTGTTTACGGAAAATGATCCAGCATCCGTAAAGGAATTGAAAGAATCAGAAACGAAAGAATTCACCGGCGGAATTACTAAAGATTTTTCGAGACAATCTAAAAAGAAACGCAAGCAATGATTTATAATCTGGTAACAATCAATAATTTGCGTGAATGGTTGAATATATCAAGTGATACGGATATGTCATTTCTTGAAGCGCTTCGATTTTCGGTTTCATCGGTTGTTAAGAATTATTGTCAACGAAATTTTATTACAAAAGATTTAACTGAAGATTATTCAGGAACAGGTCAACGTATTTTGATTCTGGAAAATTCTCCGATTTATATCAATGCGGCAAATGACAACTTTTCATTATCAATTGATCCAGAAAGAGCGTTTTTGACGGAAAGTATTATCGAAACTACTGATTATGTTGTCGAATCACGTAAGGGAATTTTAAGAACTGATTTTACTATTCCCTGGGGTAATAACAATATAAGAATTTCCTATACCAGCGGTATTTCACGGTTCATAGTTTTAACCGGTCAAAACGATACGATTGATATATCCGATACTGGGGGCTTGGATGCGATTGTATTAACCCCTGGATTCTATTCAGCGGAAGATTTCCTAGATGAAATATCGGCAAAGTTGAATGCAAGCATAATTTTGAATGGCACTTATACCGTTTTTTATTCGCACGAATCAGGATTGTGGAAGATTTCGACAGGTGAAACATTTTCATTATTATTCGGTGATGGCATAAATGTAATAAAAAGTTTTGGCTCTCTTTTGGGATATAAACTTGGTAATGATTTTTCCGGTGATACTGAATATATATCGAATGGGAATTTCGGGTTACCCGACGATATAACCCTTGCCGCTCAAAAATTAGTGCATCATTGGTTGAAGGATTCCGGGCAAGGCGAAGGAACGGATCACTTGAAGAGAAAGATTGTTTCCGGCGGTTCCGGTGGCGGTGCAGCCACATTGGAGTATGTCAGGGATGAATTGCCGTTAGATGTCAGATTAATTTTAGATCATTACAGAATTAAACACGTGATTGCATAATGGCCGTAAGAATATTTACAAGAGTTGATTCGTCGGGAGTAAAAAGAATGTTTGCGGAATTGACTGATAACGACCGGGCAAAGTTTAGGGCATTAACACGTTCAATGCAGCAGATTGGTTTTATTGCAACCGACGAGTTTATGATTTCAACGCCAAGAAAACCAACGAAAATACAAAGGTCAACATTTGCCAAAGGCGTTTCAATATCTTCGCCAAGTGGCGATAAAATACATATAGATACAGGCAGACTTTCCAGATCATTGATAGGCCAATTTTCCTTTGCGCGTGGTTCCGGTGGAACACAAGATAGTATACGAAGGATTCAAATTCACGGCGATGACTTCCGGGCAATTTTTGGAACATCGGTTTTTTATGCACAGTTTCACGAATTCGGATTAGGTCAAAAGAAACGACCGTTTTTAAATCCAGCAGCTGAAGCCGCGACAAAACGTGGCGATATTGAAAAAATCTTTGCAGAAGAAATAAAACGCCACGTTAGAAGGGTGCAAAGTTGAGTATTAGAAGGGAGATTTTGATTGTATTGCAGGATATGTTGCAAGATATTCAAAAAGCGAACGATTTTAATACCAACATCGACCGGGTGACATTTGCAGACACGACAACCGACACAATTAATGGAAACGAAATCTGGATTAATCCGCGTGGAACGTTTTACACCTGGATGACAAATTGTGAATTTACTACCGGAAAAACGGGTGACTCGGCAGACAATTGGCAAATATCATTGCATTTATTTAAGCGTATCGAAACAGATGTAAATTCATTGGGAATAGCATTACTTGAAATGGAAACATTTAGCAGCGACGTAAAAAAACAAATGATTTTAAATAAAGACTTGCAGAATATTTCAGGATTTTCATCCTTGCGATTGAGTGGAGAAATTGATTACCCGGTGATTGCCGGAGAAACTAACATCATTGAAAAAGAAATCTTGATTGATATAAAATTTACATTTGACGAAAATAACATTTAGTTTCACATGAAATATAAAGGAAATTATTATGGCTGATGGTCAAGGCGTATCTACCATTCTTGCAATTGGCAAAGAAACTGTCTGGGGAACCGGTGTGGCAGTCGATACGATTGTAACTTATAACACAGAGGCGGTTGATAGGGCTTTTACGAATATTGATTCAACCTATTTGGACGGAGTTGCCGAAATAAAAACAACCAGGCAGGGAGGCTTGAACGTTGCTGGGGATTTAGGTATCGAAGTGGTATACGATACATCCGTAACTAATCCTAAAGGCATTGATGACTTTTGGCTTTTTGGGTTAGGCGATGCAACATTTGACGTCGGGGGTTTCAATGAATTTCAAACGGTAACATCCTTAAACGTTTCCTTTACGGGCGCAAATCTAAAAAAGGCTGATACAGTTTGGGAGCATCAAGGTGCCAAAGTTTCTCAATTAGCTGTTACGGGAACATCGGGGGGTGATACCGGATTACAAGCAACCGCTTCTATCGTGGCTAAAAATCTATTGATTACCGGAGAGGCAGGCATTATTAACGCACCAGCGGCGGTCACGGGATTGAGCGGCACTAATCCCTCACCTGTTGCAATGGATGATGCTGTAGTCAGAATGGGTGACGTAGGCGCTGCTTTGACAGACGGGAATAGGGTTTGTATATCGGATTTCACCTTAACGATAAATAACAATCTTAGTGATCCGGTTTTTTGCACACCATTAACCGGCGATGATCCAAAGTTTTCGGCAGAGCCGATAAGGGATGGGTTTTTGGAAATTCTTTTAGAAGTAACATTTCCCTTTTATGATGACAATCAGTTTTTTCTGGATCAATCCGCCGAGACGGATGTGCAGGTAGAATTTTTATTCACGCGCGGCACCGATGAGTTTAATATTTATCTCCCATTTACCAGGGTGATTTCTAACGTTGCCCAGGTTTCCGGCGCATCCCTTATACCACAAGTAACTCAATTTCGCGCACTTGCTAACAATGGGCAAAATACTGACATGGTATTTTCCAGCACAACCGCGATTACTGGCGGAGTAGGAATCGAAACGAAAAATGGTAGAACGGTTGCGCCATAGTGCAAGAATTTAAAAACACAGATCGTGAAATTTGGCGAGAAATTCCCGAAGATTTTTATTCATCTTCGATACACGTTACGGAACATGGCGCAATCGGCATTCATTATAAAGGTTCTGTAACTGTGATGAAAGTTGAAAAATGGTTTAGGGCGGGAGAATTTTTTAACAGTTTTGAATTGTCAAAACTGACTATTATTGAAAAAGTATGTTATTGGTATTTATTCCAAAGAAAGGGTAAAAAATGAAAATCATATTTATTCTATTGATATTTTCATTTTCCATATTCTCACAAATTGATGTTAAGACTACAAATAGCTTATATCCAAATGGGAATACTTGGGATGATAGCGTAAGTGTCAGGGAAACCTCTACTTTTCCAGGCCAGCCTACTCAGCAGGTTAGATCGACAGTGGCATTAGATACGTTAATGTCAAATTATTATCAAATAAAAAAAGAAGATCGTGATTTTAGAGTTTTTGGAAATATATATACCGATTCTGTGGGCGTTGCACCCAATGCCATTAATACATCATTGGAAATTGGTTATTTTTATGGTACCGGGGGATTTCCCGACATAACCGGTATTGAATGGGCATTGATTCAAACTTCTACATCGGAAGAAACATTCGATTTTTTGTTTACCGATAGCGTAAAAGTGAAATTGCCACAAAGGATTTATTTTCGTTTTCGGGAATTGGCGGCACAAAGAAATCATTATAATATTACTTTAAACGTGAAAAAAGAATAATGCATTCAGGCGTAGAAACAAAAGCATCATATACTTTTGAAACCGGAGATTATGGAATTGCGACCTTAATCGCTCCGGGTGATCAGATTCATTTCAACGGTGAATCTTTGCGCCCTACCCAACAAAATGACAATGATGATTATTTCAATTTGACTGGTAGGGGGTATAGCATCACCGATCAAATATTCAAAAGTGTTGGCGGTAATATATCAATTGAGGCATATTATGATGATATTAATTTAATCGCCGCCGCGCTTGGTTTATCAAATCTCGATACATCTCCGGTAGATTTACTCGGCGGTGCATGGCAACATAGTTTTTATTTTGATGATGACAAAGCCGATAGATTACAAGACACACGTGATAGAGCCACGCCAGTCGTAGATAAACCTATGAAACGGCGGGGAACATTATCCATCGATAAAGGTGCTAATGTCTGGCAATATTCATCGGCGATGGTAAATACTATGACGTTAAACGCCGACGCTAATGGCGGAGTGGGTTTCAATTTTGGGATTATTTCAAGAGATATTGGAATGGATCAAGCCCCAAATACATCAAGCCAATTTTGGGCGTTTAATAATCCATCCGACAGAGATAAAGACAAAGTTTTTTTTGAAGATATCAAAGTCTGGATGGCTGATGTTACCGATCCATTTCCGCAGGATGGAGACAATCTTGTATGTTTGAATTCGTTTTCAATTACCTTTGATTCTCACCTTTCAATTCAAAATGATAGGGATACAAATACTTTAATATCGCAACCCTGGGGGAGATTGGGAACTATTACCGGGGATTTTAATTTTCCTTTTTTTAGCGATGCTCAGGAAACCGCGCAAATACAAAAATTACTGGATGCCGAAAAGGTAAGGATTATAGTTGAATTTATAAGTGATACTACCATAGCATCATCGGCTTTTAAATATGGATATACTATTGATATGAAACAAACATTCTTGACAACCGGCGGCGCGGATGTTTCCGGACCAAGCGTTATTCCTACGCAACTAAATTTTATAGCCGACAGAACGCCCACATCATTAACAACCGATGTTCCCAACGATGTTGAGTTTTTAATAAGAAACCAGGTTTCAGCAAATCCATTAGAGTATTAAATGATAATAGAAAATATAATTATTTTTATTGCCGGTTATTTCTACGGAATTATAGGAATTTTATTATTACATTTTTTGGCTTATTCAATCTTTAATTGTTTTCGGAGTAATAAAAATGGCTGATGAAAAATGGGTATCTCAAATAGTAACTATCAAAATAGATGGAAAAGAATATACTGAACAAGTTACTATTGCAGGGTTGGAACAGTGGCTTAAAACTTATCAACACAAAGAACATTTTATATATATAAAAAATCAAGCGTTTTACGATAAGTTGACCGAGAAAAAGGATAAAAAACGAGAGGAAAAAAAATATGCCGGTGATAATAAAACCAAGAGAAAATTTAACGGTTGAGCTTAAAAGTGCGCCAGAATGTTTTGTAACATATTCAAAATTGATAGGTCGCAAACAACAGAATATCTTTACAAAATATATTGACGAAAAAGGTCAAGTTACGAAGAAACAATTTGAATTGATGGAAGATGTTTTCACTAATTTCTTGCATAGTTGGGAGGGATTTCTAATTGAAAATGAAAATGGAGAAACATCCGAGTTGGAATGTAATTATGATAATTTTCTACTCATAGAAGATCAAGATATTAAAGATGAGATTCAATCCTTAATATTTCCGAGCGTATCTAAAAACGGGAAAGCAACTAACCCGGTAAAAAACTCCAAAGCCGAGCGGAAGTCTTAGCTTCGTTCGGCATCGTAAACAATTTTTGTGCGTCAAAGTGTATTCCTAAGCATCAAGAAAAAAACAAGGAATTGGAATGTGAATCGGAAAATAGATGTTGGCTCACGCACCATGCCGGAAATAGCGATGAAAGACCGATGTTTACGAATCCGGTTCTTTTTTTTATAGGCCAATCTTATGAGGAAATATGTGCGATTTCCAGGAAACAAGAAAGGCAGAAAACAGGCCGGGATAAAAAACAGTATATCGTTTATCTACCGACTTTGGAAAATTTAAAATTTTGGTGTGAATGTAACGATTGGGAGACATCGCCGGTAACTAAAGAAGATTTTTTAATCTATATAATGGTTTTTCATAGCGCATATACTAATGCGTTGTATAACAAAACGCCTTAGCTCGTATAAACTTTCCTCTCGAAGTTTGGGTTAAGGCGTTTTAAAAGGTGAAAGTTATGGCAAGTGGCGGTAGGGTAGTTGTTACGATTTCAGCTAATGATCGAACAGCAAAAGGCATAAGAACGGCTGAAAGAAGATTTGAAGGATTGCAACGAAGTATAACCGCTTTGAATGTTGCCGCGACTGTTGCATTTGTTGGTATTGTTGCAGGGTTAAAGGAAATAATCGATGCATCCAGTGATCTGGTAGAAGCCACGAACAAAGCACAACAAGTATTTGTAAATTCATTTTCTGGAATCGAAGAATCAGCAGAAAACGCGGCGACGGCTGTCGGGTTATCCACTCAAGCCTTTTTGGAGTCTACTGCTACTTTAGGCAACCTTTTGGTTGCCTTTGGATTGACGGAAGAAAGAGCGGCAGGGTTAAGTGATGAAATGGTTACACTGGCATCCGATCTTGCCTCATTTAACAATGTGCCGGTTGAGGAAGCATTAAATGCTATTCGCGCGGCATTGGTTGGAGAATCTGAACCGATACGACGTTTTGGTGCAGATGTTAGAGAGCTAAGACTTCAAACAATTGCACTTGAATTAGGCTTAACAGACACTCGGAAAACTTTAACTGCATCACAAAGGGCTTTCGCGGCTTATGAGGCAATCCTTAGAGATGCAACAAAAGCGCAAGGTGATTTCCAGAGAACATCCGGCGAATTAGCCAACCAGCTAAGGATTGCAGAAGCCCAGATAAAAGATGCAGCCGCAGAGCTGGGTGAATCATTATTACCGTTAGTTCGTGATGTAGTCGTAGAATTTAATGAATTTATACAGACGGTTGATTTTTCTCAATTAAGTGTTCAATTATCGAATGCCACAAAAGATTTTATCAACTTTTTTAATCAAGTAAATAGCCTGGTAACACAAGCACAAAGTGGCACCTTATTTGGTGGTCGCCCACTAATTGAAATCCTCATTAATGATATTAGGGTATTCCCACAGGAAGCGCAAATTCTCATTAATGATATTAAAATATTCTTTTTGCAAATAAAGCAGTCAATAGAAACCGGAATCCAGGATATTTTATCAAGCGATTCCGTTAACAGCTTACAAAAGTTTTTTTCTGATTTAATCCCGGAAGGAATAGCACGTAATACAAAGATAGAAGTTGACAAAATAAGTGCTGAATTTAATAAATTTAGTGCTTTTGTCGCGTCGTTATTTCCCGAAGGAGTTATCGACAATGTAGTTGATTTCTCTAATACTTTAAAGGATGTTGATGCGCAACCAGCCGTTGACGAAATAGCTAAACTAATTGAAGCAAATAAAAACCTTCTAATCGAAAGAGATAGGATACAAGCTACACCATTGCCGGGTCAAGGAATATTGGATAACGTTTTAGGGACAACCGATCCACGGAATATTCTTGATTCGCTTATCCCCTTTCGTGATGCAATTAAAGAAATAAATGAGTTGTCAGAACTGTTAACAATTGAGGCAATAGATAAACAGGATTTACTCATTGATTTACAGACATTAGGAATACAGGCGGACAATTTTGCTGAGGCAATGGCCGGGGTGAACAAAGAATTAGAAGAATTGACTTTGACAGAAATCGATCTGGAAGAGGTCAAAACCGATACTAAAGAAATAGAGGATGCGTTTAAAAAAATAAATGATCAATTGATTAAAGTAAATATTGAAAATGCTTTTAAGGGTGAAGCATTACAGGCATTTGGTGAAATTACCAATACTATTGCGGATTCTTTTGTTAATGCTTTTAATATAGCAAATACGGCATTCGGAAATCTGGTTTCCAGCATACTAAGACAGGCTACAGCTTTAGCGGCCAGACTTGGCGCTCTATCATTGATTTCTTTAATTCCCGGCGTAGGTAGCTTCGCTTCATTGATTCGATTAGCATTCGATAAAGGCGGTATAGTTCCACAGATTGAAGGATTCCAGGCAGGCGGTATAAAGACTACTGATACGGTTCCATCAATGTTGACGCCCGGAGAGGCGGTCATACCCGCTTCATCGGTGCAAAATAACCGTAATATTGTAGACAGTCTTATTGCTTCCCCGGAACCACTACAATCCACATTTTCACCCGTCCAGCAATCATCTACTAACATAAATATCGCATTTAACGGATTCGATGAATTGTCGGCACAAAGAGTGTTGCAGTCGCCGGAATTTCAAAACACATTCGCCGATATAATCAACAACGGCGATTTGAAAATAGAAGTTGAAGGTCGGCAAGTTGAGGTGATTAGATGACAATTGAATTATGGCAAGGCATAGATATTATTGATTTTGATAATCAAACAATTGATTTTTCTTTTGTTCCGGTTTCTGTGGGTCAAATGAATACTTTATTAGAAAATAATTCAGGAGTTTTTAGGAAAAAAACCAATGATGAATTAAAAATACAATTGTCTTTTGTAATAACCATCGAAAGTCAATCAGGGCAGCAATCCGACGGTCAATATAAAATCGATGTTTTGAATGGTTCAGAAGTTATTGATACCGAATGTTTTGATTTTTATATTTCGGGAAGATCGGGAAATTATAATGTAACAAATCATTTATTCGCAAATATTAGGGCTTCCACGAATTTTGAATTTACAATAAACATTCAAAATATATTTTCAAGTTCGTTTGTTAAATTCAATATATCCGATATTAAATTTTTTGCATTACAAGGAATCGAACTTGATTTATTTGAAATATTTGCCGACTTTAGACAAGAGGCATTTAATCCGGCCTTTCAGTTAGAGGCTTTAAATGCTGATTTTGCACAAGAGGCATTTAATCCTAATTTTCAATTGAAGGCTTTAAACGTTAACCTGAATCAGGAAGCGAAAGAGGCCGTAAACTTCAACCTGGACATTATAAATGGCTGAAAATATTGAAATACAATTAAAATCCACACCCGTTTTTAGAATAACTGTCACCGATGGTGGCACATTCAGGCCAGTTGATTCATTTACTACGCTTGAATTTAGATTCGAGAAAACAAATCATTCAACAATGATAAGAACCGGCTCATTTGAAACAGACGGCACGGATGGGGTTGTAATTTATAAAGCATTAAAAGAGGAAATAGATATTTCCGGGCAATGGAAACTACAATTTCACGGCATAGATGGAACTGATGAAATATTTACAGAAATAGACACTTTTAACGTGATTGGGAATATATGAAAAAGTTTATTTTAATTTTAGTCTTTTTATTGTCAAGTTACTGTGTAGCTCAAGAAACGTCTCCGGTTTATATCGGATTATCTTCGTCGGTTACGGCAGCCGAACTGCAAGGCATACCGGGAACGGTTTCTGATGCTTTGACTGTTACGGGTGTTTTAAATCCCGACAGACGTTTGCATATATTCAGGGTAGAGATTACCGGGCCATATAAACTTTTCACAAATACGGGTGCAGGATTAACGGAAGATACAACTTGGGCCGGCAGTGGTACTGATGGGTTAATTGTATTTGGCGGCGATGGTGAAAATGGATTACGAACACAAACAGCAGCAGACACAAACGAGTTAAAAGTTGCAACGGGAACCACTATACAATTATTACAACTTTCAGGGACTAACGAACTTGGTGGGGGAACATTTGCCAAGAAGCCTGAAAGCACGAATCCTGTTGATCACGTTAAAATCTATAGCCATCCGGAATCAGGTTCGGTATGGAAGCGCGATGGAAGCGCGGAAATCATAAATGTAATCTGGGCGGGGGCTTTAGGGGATGGTGTTGCCGACGATGGCGACGCAATCCTGAGAGCGGCCGCAGCTATGCCCGCAGATGGCCGGGCAACTCTTTATTATCCGGCGGGTGAATATGATATTGGTTCGGCTACTGTAAACGCCGGAACAAATTGGACTATAAGAGGGGATGGCTTTGGCACTTTACTGTTTACAGATGATCCAGAAATAAATATATTCAATATTACAGATGTTGACAGCGTTACGGTCTCAAGCATGAAAATACGTCACGCCGGAGTAACCTCTATCGCCTTTTCTGCCATCTTTTTGATAAAAAGAGGCGATCATATCAAACTTTCAAGTATGATCTTGGAGGATGCGCCAGACGTTAACATTGATGTGGAAAAAGTTAAATTCTTAACCATTGAGAATGTCTTCACATCGGGCGCTTTTAGCTTGCATGGCATAGGTTTAGTGGATGTTGAGTTTTCAAACATAACCGAGACAACCTCTTTCAGTAATAATGAAAGTGGCCTATTTATATTTAGAGGCCACGATATCTTAATTGAAGGATTAACCAGCGATTTGAATTTGTCGGGTTGTAAAATCGATGGGGATTCAACTATAGCAATTACTTTTTCGGGATGCACTTTTGCAAATAATGATCGCGGAATTGACCTGAATGATGAGTGCCGAGGTATTCTTTTTACAAATGTAACAGTTCAAAATAATAGTGTTTTCGGTGTTTTAGTTGGTGCGGGCAATCATAAAGATATTATATTCAACAGTTGTAAATTTGTTGCAAGCGGTTCGTCTTTTACCGCATTTAGAGCCTTAGCGCCGGCTGCTCCGGTTGGGGATTTGTTTGCATCCCTATCTATAACCGGTTGCCAGTTTAACAATAACGAAAGAGGGGGACTTGAAACGGCGGGTGATTGGCAGTTCTTAAGTATTACAAATAATACTTTCACAAACAACGGTGGAGTTTTTGATTATGACGGCAGCTTTGGGATTATAACAGGAAACAGTTTTGTCAATAATGCTTTTGCAACCGGAACCAGTATAAACATTATCGTTCGTGACGGATCAGACCATAATTTTATAGCGAATAATTTAATAGTTTGTAAAAGGGGAACGGGATTAACTCAAATAGGTATCGATATTGGCGGAGCCTGTGATAGTAACATTGTAATGAATAATTCAGTTTTATTTCATTCCGTAAGAGCTATTAGAGATTTTGGAAGAAGCACATCATTAGTCAACAATTACCCGGCAGCCACATCGGCGTTAATAGGGGCTGGCCAAAATCCTTATGACTTCGGCTCCGGCGCTATGTATGGATTAATCAAGCAAGTACAAATAGATACTCTATTAGTTGGCGTTACAAACGCTCAACCCAAAATAATATCGGGCAGCGGCAGCCCGGAAGGTGTCGAGGTTGCCAGAATTGGATCGATATTCCTCAGGATAGATGGTGGAGCAGCAACAACAATGTATATAAAAGAATCTGGCACAGGCAACACGGGATGGATAGCCAAATGAGATATTCAATATTAATAGTTTTATTGTTTGTGTCATTCGGCTTTAGCCAGGGAGCAATTTCACCGGCCTTTAGCTGGCCCGCCTTGATTTCTGATGATTTTATTGATAATTCAATATCTATTAACCAGGCTATA